TGTGACACGTACGAAGCACGCACCTTGAAAAACCGGAGCACCCCACCATGCACGCCAACGACCTGTTTTTCGGTTTGGAACTTGAGGTCACGCTGCCGATCAGCGACACCACGCCGATCGGACCTTACCACGGCGGGCTGCAGGTTTCCTGGCTGCCCACCGGCTGGCGCGCCGAACGCGACGGCAGCATTCGGCCCGCGACTCCCGACCGCAAAGGCTGCGAATTCGTCAGCCCGAAACTGCAAGGCTACGAGGGGCTCCTGGAACTTGAGCACGCGATCGACCAGATCAACGCCCGAGACGGTCGGGTCAATGCGAGCTGCGGCTGCCATGTCTCTTGCTCTTGGGACGGCGACGCGGCCGCCTTGGCACGATTGATTTCCCTGGTCGGCAACCACGAGCGCGCCATCTTCGCCAGCACGGGCACACGCCGCCGCGAACAGACCATCTACACCAAACGAATCAAACAATACGGAGACAAGGACCAGGCCAAGCAGCGCTGCGAAGCCGACCGCTACCACCTCTTGAACCTGACGCACCTGGCCCGCGGTAACAACCGCATCGAATTCAGAGCTTTTGGGGCACGCTGAACAAAACCAAGGCCTGCGGTTACGCCCTTCTGTGCCTCGGCCTGGTCGAACTCGCCTTGAGCACCAAACGCTGCTCTGACTGGGAATACAACAAACGCGCTGGCACTCGAAGTTGTTGGGACCGCCCCGGCGCCGGAACCGGGGAAACGGAACTGAACCGTTTGTTCTACCGACTCGGTTGGACGAAAGGCTGGTACAAGGGCGAGCTTCGCGACAAGGTCTTTGGCGAACTCTCCAGCCCCACCGCCCGTCCCGACTGGAAGGCCATCAAGGCGAAGCTGCTGGAACTGGCCCGCAAATACGATGCGGCCGAACCCGTCGCGGTCTGACGCCGCGAGTCGCCCGCCGCGGGAATTCCCACAGCCAGAAACCTGTGGAATTCCAGCTGAATTCAAGCAGGTTTCGCTTGATGTTTTTCGACCCGCATGGCTCCTGTGTGACTGTCCGCAGGGGACTTCCGAACAACTACGACACGGAGCACGACGATGAACACCCGCCAGAACAAGAGACCGAAGCTCAACGCGGAAGCCGCTTACGAGAACGGCCACCTGATGGCCCGCGACCTTTTGGAACGGATCGGAGAATTGCTGATCGACATGCCGGCCCCGGGCGACGACGAACACCCCATCAACTGGTGCGACGTCGGCAGCATCACCGAGGTCAACAGCCGCCTGAACTCGATCATCGCCTTCCTGACCAACACCGAACGGTAAGCAGCACACCGACACTACGGAGCCCCGAACATGAACGACGCCACGAACAAGCAACGCGACGCGAACGCAGCAGAACAGATCCTTCGTCAAGCATTCCACGCGATGGACGGCCAGCAGGCACAGCGGATTCGCGAGGCCTACTACAAGGCGGCAGAAGGCTTGCACTCGCTGGCCGAGGAGTTGGAGTTGGCGGACGTCGAGGTGGGCGCGACCAACGACCACGCTTTGATCAACGAGCACCTGATTGCCTGCCTGGCCATCGACGCGATGAAGCACAGCCTGCTCGGCCGCATCCTCTGACCACCATTCCGAATTCCACACGGAGCACGAACCATGACGATCGACGAATTGATCAGCCGCCTGGAAGAGTACCGCGACACGCTGGGGGGCGAGGCCGAAGTCCGCCTGATGACGCAACAGGCCTGGCCGTTTGAAAACGAAATTCGCGGCCTGGCCTCGGGCGAGGAGATGCACGGCCCGGACGACGAACAGGAACCCGGTCAGGACGAAGGCGAGAACGCCGTGGTCTTCATTGTCGAGGGCGGTCAGCGCGGCTACGGATCGAAGCACGCCTGGGAGATCGCCTACTGAAGCCGAAACGCGACCGACGGTCGCGTCGCGGCGGGTGGTTCCCGCCGCCTGATGATGGCAGCCCACCATCACATCGCACAGGGAGTCGCAGAGATGAAGAAGGCAGATGTGAAGATCGGCGGACAGTATTATGCGAACGTGTCGGGCAAGCGGGTGGAAATCCGTATCGACGCGGAAAAGAGCCGGGGCGGTTGGGAGGCGACCAACCTGACCACCGGCAAGCAAGTTCACATCAAGAGCGCGCAGCGACTGCTGGCCGCGGCGCGCGGATCTGCTAAGACTGCGAAGTCCGCCGGTCCGGCAACGGAGCAGCCGACCACCGGCGAATGCCCGCGGGGCGGTGATCACGAGTGGACCGAAACCGACGGCGAACGGTTCTGCTCGAAGTGTAGCGAACCGGCGACCGCTAAGAACGCCCGCAAGAAGACTAAGCGGAGCGACTCGCCGAAGGAAAAGAAGCTCAGCGCCATCGACGCCGCCGCCAAGGTGCTCGCCGAAGCGGACGAACCGATGAATACGAAAGAGATGGTCGACGCCATGGCCACCGAGGGGTACTGGACCAGCCCCGGCGGCAAGACGCCGCACGCCACGCTGTACAGCGCGATCATTCGCGAGATCGCCGTCAAAGGGGACGCCTCCCGCTTCCGCAAGACCGAACGCGGCAAGTTCACCGCGAACGCCTGACGTCCACGTTTCGCCCCACTTCGCCCACGAGGCCCGCGGACGGGCCTCTTTCTCGTTGGTCGGGATTTGTCTCAAACCGAGTTCTCCGTCGCAACGTGGACCAACGTGGGCAACGACATCGCCTCGGCCAACGACAAGTACCGCACCGGCAGATTCAACTCGGCGGCTATCGCCAGTTCGGCCTGCACGCCCTTGCTCGCCTCCCACCCATCCAGTGTCAGGACCACGACCTCGTCGCAATGCCGTAGCATCCACCGGTCCAGCAACTCCCAACGAGACCAATCGCCAGGCACCCCGCACTGGCTGATCGGATGGCTGTGCGAAATCGGACTGCAGACATGGAGTCCGGCCCGCATCAATGCCGCGGCCGCGCGATTGGTTTCGCAAAACCGGGCTTCGCGGACCGAGGGATCTTCGTCCGAGTAAGGTGCCGCCAGGTAAACCATTCCAACACTCTCCTTCACGGGCCTTTCTGTTCGGCGAGACACGTTTACGCCATTTGAAATGGGTTATACAATGTAAGTACATTGAACGAACTCAAAGGGTTGAGCCATGATCAAAAAACTCACCAAGCACGGGAACAGTTGGGCGCTCGTGATCGACAAGCCGATACTCGAACTGCTGAAGATCGATCCGGAGACGCCGCTCGAAATCACGACCGACGGACAGACGTTGATCATCGCGCCTGCGCCGCGGAAGGAACGCAAAGCCAAGTTCCAGGCAGCGGTGGAGACAACGAATCGGAAGTACGGAAAGGCTCTGAAGAAGCTGGCTGAATAAGCATGACGCCGACAAAGCTGCTGTGTCGCAGTTCTCTCGAGATCAGGCGGCTTGAACCGGTGATATGCGATCGGCTTTTCCCCCGGTGAAACTCTCCCACCGTTTGACGATGACGTCGGTATAGAGCTGGTCCAGTTCCATCAGGTAAGCCCGCCGGCCCGTCTGTTCTGCCGCGATGAGCGTCGAACCGCTGCCGCCGAACAAGTCGAGAACGTTTTCCCCCGGTCGCGACGAATACTGCAATGCTCGCACCGCCAGTTCGACCGGCTTCTCGGTGAGGTGGATCATCGACTGAGGATTGACCTTCTTGATTTGCCACAGATCTTTGGCGTTGTTTGGTCCCAGAAAGACGTGCGCGGCGCCTTCTTTCCAACCGTAAAAACACCACTCGTGCGCGCCCATGAAGTCTTTCCGCGTGAGCACGGGATGCATCTTGTCCCAAATGATCGCCTGGCTGAAATAAAGCCCGTGCTTCTTCAGGAACGGCGGGTAGTTGCCGCAGTTGGCGTAGCCGCCCCAAATGTAGAAACCGCGGCCGGCATCCAGCACACGAGCCGCGTTGCCGAACCAGGCATCGAGTAACCGGTCGAACTCCTCGTCCGTCACGAAGTCGTTGGCCAGCGGCCGGTCTTTTGCTCGCAGTTTCTTTTGCGTCGGCTTCGCCTTCTCCGGATGCCGAGCCACGTCCATCGACTGATGATGCGTCGTGCCCTGAAACGAACTGAGACCGGCCGCGATCGCGTTGTTGCTGCGGGGTTCAACTTTGACGTTGTACGGCGGGTCCATATTCACAAGCTGTATGGTTTGCTCCCCCAGCAGCCGATCGACGTGTTCCGGATTCGATGAGTCGCCGCAGAGCAGTCGATGGTTCCCGAGGATCCACAGGTCGCCGGGTTGCGTGATCGCTTCGTCCGGCGGCGCGGGGATGTCATCGGGATCGGTGAGGCCTTCATTCAATTCGGGATTGAGCAGCTTTGCCAGTTCGTCCTGATCGAAGCCGAGCAGGCCGAGGTCGTAATTGCAGGCCTGCAACTCGGCGAGCTCGATCGGAAGCAGATCGTAATTCCACTCCGCCAGTTCCGCCGTTTTGTTGTCTGCGATGCGATACGCCTTGATCTGCTCGGGCGTCAGATCCCTTGCGACGTGCACCGGGACTTTCTCCAGACCCAGTTTCATCGCCGCCTTCCAGCGCGTGTGCCCGCAGATGATGAAGCCCTCCGCGTCCAACACCACGGGCTGTCTGAACCCGTACTCACGCAGCGACGCTGCCACGGCGTCGACAGCGTCATCGTTCGACCGCGGATTGTTGGGATACGGCTTGATGTCCGACGTCTTCCGTAACTCGATCTTCATTGACTCTCCTCCTGAAAAAACGGACGCTTCCAGTTTCAAACTGCGCCAACTCCGTGGAGACCTCGTCCAGCACATCGATGTGATACGTAACGACCAGTCCGAAGCGCGGGTCCCGAATGCAACCGCCGGTGACTCCCGAGGCTCTGGGCGTGTGTGCCGGCCCGCCGACCCCTCGCGATGGCCTGCGACCGGTCGAGTCGCAGGCTGCCGAGATCCGTGCCAGTTTCTGTGTTCCCTGCCGAATGATTGCTACTGCCAAGTGGAAGTGTTACAAGGCAATGAATAAGCCACGTCAATTGCGATGCTTCGTTGTCGCCCGCAGCGAGGAGTAAGCCATGTCTCCTGGATCTGAACAGTTCGTGCTTCGGGTACTCGCGTACTTTCCAGGCAAATGGGACATCAAATCGGCTGACGGTTCTACGTTGGGATATGTCAGATGGAAAGCCGAAGCGGGTGGTAGGGCTCTGACGGGTAAAGGCAGGATGCGCAACGGCAGTATCTCCGCACTGGCTGGATGGGATCTGGCAAAACGAGAATGGATTCACACGCTTGTTGAAGAGAGCGGTGCTTTCGGCCAAATCGTTGTCACGCGGTTCAAGAACAACACGTACACGGGCACATTCTACTTCGTCGACAGCAACGGAGAGGGTGAAACCTCCGATTGGAAGAACGAGATCATCGACAACGATCATTTCGTGATTAGCGAGATCTTGAAGGGCAAAAAGACAATCCTGCACTTTCACCGCAGGTAGAGCATCCATCGAGTCGTGATGATGCGAATATTCGGTTAAGCATTTCCATGTCGCGTTCCTTTCGTTGCTTCTGACTCGAAAAACAAACTCTGTCATGGCTTGCGACTGTTCCCGTCGGACTTCCCGCGAATTGTCGTCGCCGGAAGTACCTATGGGAAAAGGACTTATAAAAGTAGGCTTCTGCGCTCTAGTTTTAAGAGCTCCCTTATAAGGGACTTCCTTATGAGGATCTTGAGGCTTCCATCCCTCGCGTCGTGGGCCCCTGTGTGGCCACGTGTGGCGTTCCAATTCGCGTCGAGCCTTTGTTCGTTCCCTCCCCGTTCTCTTCGTCACGTGCGATCCTCACGCGTCGTCGTGCGAAGCCGGCTCAACTTGCCGAGCGTCGTCAGCGGGTCGTCCCATTCCTTGCGGTTGAGTAGCCAGCCTGCCTGCTCCAGAGCGCGATAGGCCAACTGGTCGTAGGCCAGCGTGACGGTCTTGCGCTTGCGTGCCATTCGGATGGACACGCCGTCCGTCGTCAGCGTGACCACGAAGTCGCCCTTGCCGGGCACATGGACTTTGCGCGATACGGGTTTGGTCAGTTCGGTCATGCTTCAATCTCCCTCGGTTGATGGGGTGGTGACGGGCGTCGGGCGAGGTTAGAGGTTAGGCGAGGTTATTTCTCCGCTACTTTTATATGCTTGTATGTACGCTCGCTTATCCCCCTTATAGCGCGCGTACATTTTCTCTCGCGCGTATGGTAGGGAAATAACCTCGCTTAACCTCGCCGTTTTCGTAAGTGACTGGCATCGTGCAACTTCCGAGGCGAGGTTACGTTTTGAAATCGAGGTTAAAATCATGTGCTACGCCTGCTCACAGTGCTTTTGACCATCCGCGCTGCCAAATCGTCACTGCTGCGCGGCCGATTCAGGGGCGTTCGTTGGATCCATTGCCTTAAGACACCACTTCCGGATATGCCGCTTCTTTTCCTCGCCGGCCGCGCAGAGTTTCCGCTGCTGAAAGATCCGTCCCGTCAGTCGCGACAGGTTTCGCCCGATGGACCGCTTCAACGACCCTTCGCCGCGATCCCGGTTGACCAGCAGGGGCTCGGGCAGTGACTCAATGAGTGGATCTGCGAACAGTGTGTCGGAGGCGTCCTTGCGCGGCAGGATCAAACGCGCCAACTTATCGGCCGTCACTTCTTCCTCTTGGAATCGGTCCCACCACGCATCAAAGAACGCGGTCCACTGTGTCATGTCGTCGTTCTGGATGACTTGCGTCTGGTCGAGATTCGCCAGGAATCCGTTAATGCCCGCAAACGCGAGCACGCTACCTACGGTGCTGGCCCACGTCTCAAAGCTGCCGAGAGCCGGAACATCGACAGTCGGTTTTCCGTTGGTGTACCAAGCCCTGATGATGGTGAGTGCAGCGGAGAGCAAGTTGCCTCGGTGCTCGGGAACATACGATTGCAGATCCTTGATTTTGAACCCCGTGCGAGTCCAGGGGCGTTCTTCGTTGGCATCGAGTCGGATGCTGTAACTGCGTCTGGGCAAGTCTCCCGCCACGCGCAGGTTGTTGCCCGTGGCCGCCCATACGGCTCGCGACGGCAGGCGGATGACTTCGCTGCGGCCCAGAATGCGATCCGACCATTCGGCAGCGGTCAGTGCCGCTGCGAGTGACGGCGAGTTGATGGTGGTGTTGTCGGGGATGTTATCGAGATGCACGAAAGACGATGCGGCAAGAAGAATGGACGTGATTTTCTTGCGCCATTCCTCGTCGTTGTCCCGCGTAGGAATCGACTCCGCAGCCACGCTGCCGACGGCAATGGTTGCCAACGACGTGACGAGTAGGCTCTTGCCGGTGCCCTGGACGGGAGCGTCGATGATCGCCAGCGGCACATTCCCTGTGATCACCGGTCGCATGAGCAGTGTGAAGAGAATGGCCAGGGCGTTGGCGCGGCTCGGTTCATCAGCAAAGGGGAAGTCACCGATGACGTTCAGCACGATATCCAGGCAGGCCTGCACTTCGTCCGTGGTTGGATATTGGGGAATCGGCGTGAGCTTGAGTCTCGGATCCGCCACGTAATACAAGCCGGACACGGGATCGTATCCTGGTTCGGTGCAGATCGTACCGTCATGACGGAGGATGGGCGCCCGGGCGATGCCGGCCAGGGGCGGAAGTTGCCAAGTTGTCTGAGAGAGCACGTTCTCAGCTAATGACAGCGGCGGATTAACGCCCACGGGCTCGTAGCCGTCCTGTCCTCGGCGGAGCGAGAAGAAATTGGCCACTTGGCTGAGCCGGCAGCGCATCTTCACGCGGTCGAACGGATCGATCTTGGGCTGCCCGTTTTCATCGCAAACGACTCGTGCCAGAGTCCCGGCGCGTACAAACACCTGGGGAGGCTTGTTGGCCTGAGCCACGGCAGCCAATGCCTGGTCCGTTAAATCACTGAGTTGGGTGTTATTGACGATGATCGCCGGCAGCCCGGAATTCTCGGGCGGTGGGGGCGAGGGACGCGGGGACGTGCGGCGTCGCTTCGGCTGATACTGTTCCGTTACTTTGGCGAGCGCCTTGGCAATCGTCGTGGCCCCATACGTTTCACCGCCGTGCAGTTCGTCCCACTTTTCACGCATCAGGCCGGACTGCCGGAACAGTCGGTCGATCTGAGCGGCATCCTTCGTGTAGAACGCCAGCGTGAAGACGACGGACGAATCCGCTTCACTTGCTGAATTGAAGTGGGCATTCCAGTTGCCGGCCCACAGCGTGGCGAACTTGGCGCCCGAGCGCCGCTGGCTGGACGCTAACTGGATGATCTCGTCGTCCGTCAAATCCACCGGGGTGTGCTTGACTGGCGACGGAGCTGCATTTGTTGGCCTCGCGGCGTTATGGCTGTCTTCCCCAAGAACTTCGCGATATACGGCCTCCAATTCCTCCTGCCGCAGTTCCACGTCCGGAGGCAGATCAAGAATCCGCACCCCGGTGACGGTGAAGAACCGGTCGCGATCGTAGATTTCGACCTCGCCGCCTTGATACGCCTTGCGGCAACGCGTCCCGGGCTTATTGGCTTTCAGGATCACCTTGACGCCGGTGCCGGAGGGACTGACTTCAGTGTAACTGCCTAGGCGGTTGACGATATCCGCCGCCCACGGAGCAATCTCGCTAATGTCGAGGTCGAATGCATCGTCCAAGTCGACGCCGCAATACGGATCGTCTTCCGAAAACACGAAGCCGACACCCGCCAGTTCCGTCGAGTGCCGCCATGCTGAGATCGCTTCATCAAACGAACCCCAGGTGGCTGGGTTCGTGGAACTCGCCAGACTCCCCGTATGCGGATTGATGGGCGCTTTGGTTTCGCGGCCATCCCGCACGACGTACTTCCAGACCACCCATTGCTGCCGGTCCCTGAGACACTTCGGTGTATTGCGCAGGATGTCTTCCAGATCCCCAATGCGCGCTTCCATCATCGAGCGTTCCTCCGTACCTCACACAGCAGAGACCTCTATCGGCGTGCGGAATTCCGGCGTCGGAACTTGCGTCCGAGGGGCGGACCATGAACCCGTCCCCGCACTGTGCCGCCGGATGACTCAGGAGCTGCGTCCCGACCTAGACGTCACCTTCACACTCTTCCGGAAGGGGAAACAGTTCTTCCTCGCTGCCGCAGAGCCGCTTGGGCGTACGTCCATCGAGGAACGCCGCCAGTGCCCATTCGGTTTTTGCGTAGCGGACTCGCCGTGCTGCCAGTCCGTTGCCGGAATTGTGGGTCTGAATCAAGAAGTCACGCAGAGTGACAATCAGTTGATCCCCGTCATCCGCCGTCATCCCGCTGCGCAGCACATTGCAGAAATGCGCCAGTCGGCGGTGGTCCGAAGAATAGTATGCTCGCGCGATCACCGCCCGAGTCAGCGAGTGAGCCACGCCGCGAACCGGCGCAGCGCCCATGTGTTCGACGGCGAACTCGATTGCAGCTCTGTGACGACTGAACTGCTCGGCTTCATCGCCAGGTGTGCGTCGAGCCGGCCAGAGCGAGATGCCGGTCAGCATGGCGCGCAGCGTAGCCAGAAGTAGGCTGTTAACTTCACCGACCTGGCCGGTAATCGTCAGCACATCCAAGTTGCTGCGACGATCTCCGGTGTCGAGCACGTGCCGGTTCTCGGGAGGCTCGTTGTAGAACACCCGCATCCAGACCGCAACATCCGCTTCGATGACCGCGTACAGACGGTGCTGCCCATCTTGCAGCAATCCCGTCACGTCAAAGGCAATGCCCTGGTGCGTCAATCGCCAGCGTCCCGCCTTCATATCACTTGCCAACCGTTCAACGTGGCGCGGATTGACGGGACGGTTGTGGGTGTTGCCTTCCAGCCAGCGAAAGGCCTGAATCGGCGCGACCTCCATCACGATGTTGAAAGGCAACCTGGAATCTGGAGAGAACTGGTTGGCAATCATACTTGCCCTCCTTTGGAAACGAGAAACTGGGTCAATTCTTGGATCAGTGTCTCCACCCATTCGCGCGAGAACTCTTGAATCAGGGTGGCGGCAGCCGTGTGAGCATTGTTCGGCGAGAATTGCAGCGCGATCATCGGGTTTGGCGCGCTATGGCCGAGACGGACCTTGTAGGCTTTGCGCGAAAGCTTCACGCCTTTACCGCGACGCCGCTTGCACAGCGTGGTCGATTTGCCGATCTGGGCTGTGTTAATTGTGCGGCCATCGCGGCCTTTGCGCGCACGCACCGTCTCCTTGCGCGACGCAAGGTCTTCGGGTAGCTGGCTTTCGGGCGACTGCGGAATTTCCGCAGTCAGATTCATCTCGTCGCGATAATTGCGAACGGTCTTCTCGTTGACGCCACAATGTTCCGCAATTTGGCGATTGCTCAGACCTTCAGCGTGAACGTGTCGAAGGGCCGCCCGCACCGCACGTTCCTTGTCCTCGTTGTTCCGCCGCATGCCGTGCGACTTGTTAACGCTGAAGCTATGCCATTGCGCTTCCTCGAGTGTGCCTTGTTCCACGTCGGCGTCGATTGTCGCGAGTGGGTCCAGACGCAACTTGGCTTCGACGCGATGAAACCCGTCGGACAACCAGTAGTCGGCGCCGTCGAAGAACACGGTGACAGGACGGAACACATCGCCCGCGCGCATGTTTTCCATGTATTCGTTGACGGTGTCCTCCGACAACTTGGCTCGCGGCTGCGTGCCGCCGTCGCGTCGGATCTTGGCAATTTCTAGTTGCATAAAGCAGTCTCTCTTCCTCAGATGCAAAGGGGTTTATTCGATGGAACGTGCAGTGAGTGATCGAGAAGTCGCGCGACGATTGCGGCAATTACGTTCCACCAGCCACGCTTCAGCCATTGTGGGCGTGGTGTTCAAGACGATACTGTGCCGGTCCTTGCCGTCGAAAAAGGCGTTTCATGCTGCGTCCTCCTTCAGGCAACGGATCAGTTCGTCGACCATGATGCGGAGATAGCCTTTGCCGAATACGCTCAACAGCGCGCGGGCTCCCATGACGGGGTTAAGGGGCAAGGACGGCGCGGTCATTTGTTCCACGACGCTGGGAGCGATCATGGGCCGGATCGGCTTGAGTGAGCTGCGGCGGGCACCTCTGTGCGACGGACTCTTGGCACGGCGGCGCGCCCTGCCGATGTGGGCCGTGTTTATGGTGCGGCCGTCGCCGCCAATGCGGTCGGATGATTTGCCAATCTGGCAAGTGGCTTCCAGTTGGGCTCGGTACTTACCAACCATGGGAGCCGTAACACCAACATGTGCAGCGATATCTCGGTCGCTTCGCTTGGCGCCCTGCGGGTGACAGAGCGCTCGCTTCACGGCCCGAGCCTTATCTTCATTCGTGCGTCTCAGGCCATGATCCTTGTTGACGCCGTAGCTGTACCACTGTGCGTCAATTTGGGTTCCCTGCATTACCTCAGCTTCAATGAATTCTCCAGGGCGGGCCCTATTTGCGGCGGCGACTCGGTGAAATCCGTCTGCCAGCCAGTAGTCTTTTCCGTCATGAAACACGGCGATCGGCGGAAACCTGGTGCCAAGTCGCATTTGCTCGGCGTAGTCATCGATTACTTCGATCGATAGTTGAGCTCGTGGCTGCGTGCCGCCGTCGAGGCGGATTTTGGAAAGCTCCAGTTGCATGAAAGCGTCTCCTTTCTTCAGGTGCAGAAACGTTTGTTTGTCTGTTCGCGGGCGGAGCGTTCGAGGGCCTGAGCGACACTGCGGTCGTCTAACGGCGTCTGTGCCTCAGCTTCCGTCTTTTGAGCTCGCTGGATTTCTCGGTCCAAATACCAGCGAGCTTTCCGCAGGTCCTCGAGGTACTTCCCCTTGTGAGCGGCGCGAGCCACGTATTTCACGACGTTGCCTAGGACGAACCCCAAGCCCCAGGCCTCAATGGCCGCGATGACTTCGATGGCTCCGAACGTGTAGTGCTGCGGGCGAGAAACCGGATCGTGCTGTGGTAATTCCGAACGTGTCATGCCGAAGCCTCCAGCGATGTGGCGGATGGCTGGGACGCACGCTGCGCCCAGAGACTGAGAAACGTGCGACGCTGGACCGTGTGGTTCTTCCGCACCGCGTTGCGCAGTCCCCAGCGGTCGCCCAGGAGAAAGCAGTAGCGCGACGCTCGTGTGACGGCCGTGTACAACCAGTTGCGATCCGCAAAGAAGTGCGAGCGGTGACAAAGCACCACCGCGCACGGGAACTCGCTGCCCTGAGCCCGGTGGCAGGTAATGCAGTAGGCCAGTTGCAGGTCGTGGATCGCGTCGTCTTTGACCAGGCGATCCCCAACTCCGTCGAACTCCACGTCGTATCCGCCGACTCCCGGTTCGATCCCGGTGACGCGGCCGATCGTGCCGTTCATCACGCCGAGGTCGTAGTTGTTGACCGTCTGGATGACCTTGTCGCCGACCGCGAATTTCCGAGCGACTTCGCCGTGCAGCAGTCGCTGCATCATGCCGTTGATCGCCTTGGTCCCCAGCGGTCCCAGGTGGGTCGGCGTGATGATCTGCACGTCCCGGATCGGATCCAGACCCAAGTGCCGAGGCAGTTTTTCGAGTACCAGGTCGCGCACATACACCTGGATGTCTTGCGATTCCGTGAAGCAATCGACCACGGTCCAAGCCGGGTCCTTGGGGGCAGAAGGGGCGATCACCTGTGAGAGCACGGCCGTGCTGTTCGCCTTCAGTACGCCGGCCTGACGCACGACTTCATCGAGTAGGATGCGGGGAACTAAGTCATATTGAATGATGTCGCGGAGCACATTGCCCGGTCCGACCGGCGGCAACTGGTTGTGGTCGCCGAATAGTACGAGTCGCGTTCGCGCGAAGTCCACGCGTTTCAGCAGCTCGGCCATCAGCCGGACATCCACAAATCCGACTTCGTCGAGAAACAGCACGTCGCAGTCCAACTGCTGCGAATGAAACTCATGTCCGTCGTAACCGAGCAGCCGATGCAACGTCTTGGCTTCGAGTTCCAGCCCCTGCTTGCGGACGAGCTCCTCGATCCGCTGGGCGGCCTTCCCAGTGGGCGAACAGAGTGCGACGTTGTAGTGAGCCTCGCGAAAAGCACCGGCCAAGCGGGCCAGCAGATGACTCTTGCCGACGCCGGCGCCCCCGGAGACCGTCACGATGGCGTGCTTGAGCACCAGTCGGAACGCATCGACCTGCTTCGCTTTCAGCCCGTCCATCCACGTGAGCGGAATGCTCACGGGGCGCTCGTCGTGGCCATGTCGGTGGAACGTGCGGGCAATTTCCTGTTCAACAACCAGCATGTCCGCGGTGGTCACGGCGGTGCCGTCCGCGATCAGTTGCTGATCTTCAAGCAACCGCTCGCCCGTACGGCGAATCACGTCACGGCTGTCCAGCGTGTCCAACAGCAACAGCGTATTGGCTTTGTCGAGCAGGTCCGCGCCGGCGATCCAGGTGTGGCCATTCGAGAACTCTTCCTGCACCAGATACAGGAGTCCGGCTTCGATGCGCCCCGCATGGTCCTTGGGTGTTCCCAAAGCTCGGGCGATCTTGTCAACCTTCTTGAATCCGTAACCCGACACGTAGCGGATCAGTTGATACGGATCGGCCCGCAGCACGCCCACCACCGCGTGGCCAAATGTGGATAGCAGCGTGTCCGTCTGGTGTGGAGTCAGCCCGAACTGTGCCAGATACGTGCGGACTTCGTTTTCAGCACTGTGAGCGATCCAGGCTTCTTGGAGTGAAGCCAGTGTGGCCCGCGGAATACGAAGTTGTCGGTGTAGCTCGTCAAGATCCTCGCGGATCAATCGGTCGAGGTGCTCCGCACTGGCGGCGTGGCGCACGATCTTACGCGCAGTCGCTTCGCCGATCCCGACGAACGCCGGGTGCTTGGCCAGATACTGCACCAATCCTTCGCTGGTCTCGGGCAACTGGTAGCTCAGATTCTGCACGACAAACTGCCGGCCGTATTTTGGATCGTCCTTCCAGCGGCCGACCAACGTCACCAGATCACCCACGTTGGCGCAAAACGGACCACGGAAACGGATCTGTTGACCGGTCTGAGTTTCGAGCACGCCGGCGGAGAATTTGGGACTGGCAAAGTAAACGCGATCGACGGTTCCGCAGATGGATTCAGACATGGGCTACTCCTCCGTACGTGGCGATGTGACGGACGAAGCCCCGCAGAAATGCTTCGGTGTAAGCCCGAGCGGCTTGTCGCGAACCGCACCAGTGGACTGGCACGCCGTGCTGCATGCCGATGTGCACCGTCGCGCCGAGCAGGGACTGCGGATCGACACCCCGCAGCGTCTCGGCATGTCGGCCGCGAAGCACTGCGTCCAAGTCGGCCTCCACCACGATGCAGGCTGCATCCATGCCGGACAGCTTCTTGAGTTCCGCAGCAAACCGCGTGAAGTCGTGAATCACGGTGTGCGAGAAATCGATCAGACTTTTACGTTCCACGGCCAGACGGGATTCGAATCCTTCGACCGAGTAATCGCCCGCCTCGAGCTTGCAGGGCAGTACGGGGCACGAGAAGGAAAATGGTTCTTTTTCTCGCGTATCGACGACAATGCGAAACGTCATGCGGGGCGGCCCTCCGTGTGAGCGAAGAAGTGCGAGAGAAAAAAACCGGGGCGGGCACAGGGAGTCCGGCCCGCAGACACGGTGGAGATCCGGCAAATCTCCACGTTGGTTGTGCCTGCGAGCACGCCATCCCGCCCCGGCCGCACCCGTGAGTTGCAGGGATGCACCGGCTGCCGGATTCCGAGTTGCTAGAACGGCGTACCCTCCGGCGCCGCGGGAGGCGCGTCGCCCTGGGCGATCTGGAACCGGCGATTGAAGTACACGTTGGTGTAATCGCCGCGGGTCCGCTTGGTGACCTCAAGCGTCGCGTCCAGGAGTTCCTCAAGGCGATCGGACAAATCGCTGAATTTGTCCAGCACTAACCCGAGGGTTTGCAGGTCCCCTTTCACGAACGGCAGAGCCGCCGGGGTGATCACGGAGTTCTTGAAGATGTGCCGCCCGGCCAACACGCCCGATATCACGATCAGATCCCACTTGATCATCGGGTCGCCCCGCTGGCTGCGATCCAAGCGGACCGAATCGATGCGCACCTGGTACTTGCCATCGGGCACTTCGTCGAGGCTGGGCGCTTCGGCGGCGGCGAAATCATCATCGAACGAGCTCAGGTCCATGGGGCGTGACTCGCGAGAAAAGCTGTCTGGGGAATTCATACTTTCTGTCCCTTTCCATTGGAGGTGCTGACCGGCTTAGAACGATCCGCGGCGGCGCCGGATGCCGAATTGGGAGCAGCGGACGTGAAGGCTTTGACGAAGGCGTCGTAGTCCAGGGGCATGACTTCGGGCAGACGCCCGGTGCGATCCCCGGCTTCGTAAGTCGGATGCGGCTTGGTGCGCATCACGCGGTCGATGGTGATGTTGCCGGCCGCGTCTTTGCGGGGAACGGCGTCGCAGTAGAGGATCATGTCGACCAGACCCAGCACCACGTGGCGGGCTCGGTCCGGCAGACTTGGCTGCGTCTTGGTGTACTCGCCCGTGCGGGTCTCGACCGTCTTGTCCTGAGCGTGCGAGATCAGGATGAGTCCATACGGCAGGCTGGCCAAACGTGTGAGCACTCTGTGCCATTCGTTTTTCACCAGAGCCCAGCCCTTGCCGTGCCCCATGTCGCCTTCGTATTCGATGCCGTTTTTCGCACAGACGGCGTCACTGCAGTACTTGAAGGCGTTGTCTACCGTATCAATGACCACCGTCTTGAACGGATGATTGCCCTGGGCGATCAACTTGCAGGCGGCCAGCATGTCCTCCCACGTGTACGTGGG